ACAATAAATATGTTCTGCAATTAAACTGTTGAGATCATACTTTTTTGAAAGCATGACAATCCATTTATACATAGGATGATTTTTATCTATCAATAATTTTTTCATAATAAACTCCATAATGCAAAACAAGTTACTAATAAACTAAATCTTGGCAACAACGCATAAAACAAAATAAAAATTCCTAATAAAAATAGTATCATTTGATTCCTTGATATTGTTTAATTATATGGTCTGCAATGTCAGCGTTAATTAGATTATATCCTGTATCATCTAATTGTAATTTTAAGTTACAGAGTTTTTCTTTACATGCCTTATAGAACACATCGTTAACTGTATCGTTTTTAGGCACCGCTTTTGCTATATCTTGAACTTCTTTTAAATATTCAAACCAATCTTTAGCCATTACTGCATTCTCCAGGAGTTAATTGTTTTATTTACTTGATCTAATAAAGTAGTAAATTTTTCAATAGTTGCATCTAATGTCATTGAAACCTTTCTATGATTAACAAACATTGAAATTGTTTTTTCTTTGCTGCAATACTCCACAGAAAAAGACTCAATATTAAGAGGATTCAGTTTAAATGATTCGCCTGATTCTAGTTTTATTTCTGTAATTACATCCATATCCCATGAATATATGAATTAAAAAGACAAAGTCAAGTTAAAATAAATGTTTATTTTTAATGGTTATTGACAAATTATCCCATAAAATCTAATAATACCCTATGAAGTTATATCGTTTTATTGCACGTTATGCAGGGCAACGTATAATAATAGACGTTAAAGCACAAAACGATGATGAAGCGAAGATTAATTTCATAAATGGGTTAAAAGAAGGCGGAGGAACGTGGAGGAAAGAAATAACATATTCTCCTTCCAAAGTTTTCATAACTTATGAGGAAACAAATGATGATAGAAACGTCACAGTCTCTGTTACTGAAAAAGATCAGCTTGGAATCCAAGTGGAACCAGTTGTATTTAGATAACGGTTGTGAGACACCAGACATGAAGTGGATAGATCTTGAATTAAAAAAAACAAGGTTAGCAATGAGAGATCTAGCCAACGCCGTTGCAAGACAAGAAATATTAAGAGAATATTCAGATATTTCTAGTTAAGGCAACAAAAAAAAATAGAATAGGTAAAATTCTATAGGATACCCTCGTCTTTTAAATCAAAATTTACTTTTGTAAATAAAACTCTACCATTGATGTGTTGTCTAGATTTTTCTAAACATAAAGGACAAAAAAAAATATTTTCTTCTTTTGTCTTTCTAAAATGTACAGGAGTTGCACAGTGAGGGCAAACACCTAAATTGACTTGTACTTCGTCTAAATCCATTATGTATCCCCCCAGTCCTTTCCAATCGCTACATCTACTTTAGATGGAACTACTAGCTCTGAAATAGAACTTTCCATTATTTTTTTAATTTGTTCCGAATCTTTACTTTCTCTAACACTAAAGCATAATTCGTCATGTATTTGCAACATAGGTAAAAACCCAGCATTATTGCAGTCAATCATAGCTTGTTTAACTTGATCAGCAGCCGAACCTTGAATTAATCTGTTCAAAGCTTTAAAAGTACCTGATCTTCTAATATTATTAACACCATATTTTTGAACTGCATCATCGTAAGTTGTCGATTTATTTAATCCCCAACTAGCCACTTCCCATTTATCAAATCTACAACGTCTACCTCTAATGGTTCTTATTGACCCATTTGTCTCTGCTGATTCTTGGCACTTTGATGCTAATTGTTTTACGAAAGGAACTTTCTTATTGTATGCGTCCAAAAGTTTTTTTGCTTCTTCTTCTCCAATTCCAAGTTGTACGGATAATTTTTTGGCGCCCATTCCATAAAAAAGTCCCAAGTTAATAGTCTTCGCTTGTCCTCTAGGTATGCCCGCCATATCTGCAACTGTTTGGTGGAAATCTGCGTCGTCTTTCTCATAAGCTTTAATTAATTGTTCTGATCCTTTAAATCCGACTGTATAAGCATAATGCGCCACAAGTCGTGGCTCTTGTTGCGAATAATCGAATGAGCCCCATAATAAGTCATTATCAGGTTTAAATATAGATCTAATTTTAGGTCCAAATTCTTTATTTTTTGCAGGAACTTGTTGTAAATTAGGATTTGACATGGATAATCTACCAGAAACTGTTCCTCCCGAATCAGATCTTAATTGGTTAATTTCCGCATGAATTCTACCCTTATGTTGATATTTAATAATTGAATCAATAAATGTTGATGTAAATTTGTTTATTTCTCTAGCTTCTCTAAGATACTTAGCTATTGGAGCGGAACAATTTAAAAGCCAATTAGCTGTAAAGCTAGGTTCTTTTGTCTTCTCTGTTCTAGGGTAGTCTATCTTTAGTTTATCAAAAGCTTTAGCTATACTTCTTGCCTCCCAAATCTCTACATTTAAACCACATTCTTTATTTAATTGATGAAGTAGTGTTTTTTCTTTTTCTAAAAATTCAAGTTTTAATTTTTCAGCTTGTGTAACATTTACTCTGATACCCTTTGCTCTCATTGCGATTAATATTGGAGTAAGTTTTGTTTCTAAGTCAAAAATTGTTTGTAATGAATTGTCATAGATTTTAAATTTTAAATACTGCCAAAGTTTTAAAGTTAATGATGCATCTTGCTCTGCATAAAACCCTACATACTGAGCAGGTAACTTATAAAGCTCCTGTTTAGCGTCCAGTCCCCAGTCGGCTGCTGCTTCTTTTAGCTCTTGTTCAGACTTTGTTTCGCCTAACCAATCGAAGCCGAGAGAATTTAGTGAATAGGAAAATCTATTTTCATCTACAATAGCTGCAGCAATCATAGTATCAATTATTCTTCCATTTTTAATATTTACTCCGTGAGCCCTTAACCAACCCACATCGTACGATGAATTGTGAAATATTTTATCTCCAGGACCACTTACAATGTCTTGAACCCAGTCCATCACCATTTTATAATCCATGTTAGAACCAACCTCATGACCAATAGGGTAATAACCAACAAACCCTTCAGTAGCTACACCAACACCTACAATATTACCGTCCATAGTAGGCCAACCGGGTCCTTTTTCTTTTATGTTTGGATCTTTAGTTTCTAAATCTATCGCTATTTCTTTTGCATTTTTTAAATCAGGAAAGTGTGTTGGAGGAGTCCAATCTGATTCTTTAAATATAAAATTTATTTGATGACTCATTCTGTGTAATCTCTTTCTAATATTATATTTTTTTAAAAAAGTTATATTTGTTGAATGTTGTAGTGTCTATATTTTTTGTTGTGTAGGCTCTCCCTGTTATTCTAACATTTTGCATGATAGGAAATAATGGTGAACTAAAAGGATTGTTTGAATAAATATTATCTACAATTCCATTATCTAATAAAATTTGTTTTGAAAGTATTTTACCATCATAGTGATCAAAATTATAATTTATACAATCTATAAAAAAATCATCAATTGCTATTATACCTTTTTTTATATTTTTTAGTTCATTATCTATAGGCCAATATTTTCCCACTTGATGAGCATCTAAATAAAAAATTATATTTTTATTATAATCCAAATTATTTATTAAATAATCACTAGACACATTAAAAACTTCAACATTTTTATATTCTTTCAATCTCAACTTAGATACTTTAAAAAAAGTAGGGTTAGTTTCACATGTTATTATTTTCTTTTCAGGGTAAATTTTTGCTAAAAATTCAGTTGTATCTCCACAATGAGTACCTGTTTCTACAATAATATCTATATTATTTTCTATAATTAATAAATTAAATTCAATTGATTTTTGTATATCAAATCCAAAGGCACCTCCTCCGTCTGTCATATTAAATGAGTGTCTTTCAGTAGTATAAAATTTTTTTAAATAGTCGTTATTAAAAAAATTTTCAAATGTATTAATTAGTTCCATAATCTCTTTCAATAATCATTTCACAATAATGTATTGCTTTTTTAATATCTGCTAACTTACCTTTGTCTTGATGTCGTGTTACATATTTAACTACATTTCCTTCTGCGAATAGTAATTTATTTTTATTTATGTATTGAGACGGTTGAATAGTATGTTTCTTATAATGTTTACCACCGACTTGTTTGTAAAACACTTTATTTGTCATTTTTTATTTCTACAGTTGCTATTGTATCATTATGTTGACTTCCATGTGCAATTAACATGATTTTTAATAATTTAAAACCATATTTTTTTCCAATACCATTACTATTCCAACCAAAACAAATAACTTTACCATTACTTTTAACAATTCTTGAAATTTCCTTTTTACAATTTGACCAATAAGAAGCGTTAAAATTATCCAACGAAATTCCTGCGTTTTTGTATTTTGTTTTTAATTGATAAGATGAATATGGAGGGTCAAAAACTAAAGCATTTACAGTATTTGTTTTTATTGTTTTTAAATATTTTATAGCATCTTGTTTAAATGGATAAGGAAACGGATCAACAAAATTTAAACCCAGTTCATCATCAATTAATTTTTTTAGTGGTTTAATAGTAAATGTTTTATGACTTGGCATAGACCAATGTCTTTCAATTTTTATTTCCATGTAAATAAGTAATTTTTGGTTTAAATTTTTTATGATATTTGTCTCTAATGATTCGTAATCTTTTACACATTAATTGTAGTATTTTCAAACGTTTTTTTAATCGTATTAGTTCTTTCTTCATGATCTTTCTGCTGTTAAAATTGCAAAGCCTAATTCTCTTACTATCTGTGGTACGATGGAATTTCCCAAAGACTTTAATCTTTCGTTTCTATTTCTGTCCATCCTAACGGATACCCCATCAGGAATTCTACAAATTCTGGATTGAGTCTTCCACCAACTTTCTTTTGTTTCATCATTACCACTCCTGATAATATACTTTTCTCTGCCATTCTTTTGTAATTTGTGTTCTGACCTGTGTCTTTCCAATCCCTTGCTGTAGGAGTTGGAAACATGTCCATTGCTATTTTTTCCTCTAATTTTCCTTTTGATTTTTTTGTTTTCAATCTTTTTTTGACTGTTTCTAAATTTTCCCCCATCGCTGTTGATGCCCTTGGAGTTGGAAACATATTCATCGCGTCTCGTAGTTTTACTCCCCATCTTACTCCTTTCTTGTTTTCTCGAAAGAAATGACCATCCTTCAGTTGCACATCTTTTGCTATTCCACCCTCCGAGTCCGATGCTGTTGGTGTTGGATACATGTTTACCACTGGTTTGCCATACTGAACTTGTTCCGCTAAATTTCCTGGTGGTACTGTCATCCTTCCAATGCTCGTCCTGTATTTTTTTCTTCTTTCCATCGCTTCCTTTGATCTTGTTCCAATGTCCGTTGCTGTCGGAGTAAGCCATAATCCAGATTCGTTTTCTCTGGTGCCAAGCACCGACGCTTGCAGCTGGAATAACAATACATTGGACTTGGAAACCCGCTTCTTCCAAATCAGTCTGCACCTGTCTGAGCACCACGCCGTTGTTGATGTTAATAAGGCCTTCAACGTTTTCTCCAATAAACCATCGAGGTTTACATTCTCTAACGATTCTAATAGTTTCATCCCAGAGATATCGATCGTCATCTGTTCCTTTTCTTTTTCCTGCAACACTGAATGGTTGGCAAGGGAATCCTCCGGTAATGATGTCCGCTTGATATTTTTCTCCTTTAACATTTCGTATATCTCCTTCTATTGTTATATTTGGCCAATGTTTTTTTAAAACTTTTTGGCAAAATTCATTTTTTTCTACAAAAGCAATTGTTTCAAATCCACCAGTTGACTCTAGTCCTAAACTAAATCCTCCAATTCCTGAAAATAAATCTAATAATTTTAACATTAAATATTTCTTTTAATTTCATTTAACATTCTACAAAGTGGAAACGTATATTGATGATTGCTTCTCAATATATGTAAATTTTGTTTAGCTCTTGTAACTCCTACATACCATACTCTATATTCAGAGCAACGATCTTTTCCAATTTTATTTTCCAAATGAGCAGGCCAATTGGATTTTTCGTAAATTACCACGTCATTAGCTTCTCCGCCTTTAATTGAATGAATGGTGTCTATTACAATTTCAGAATCTAGGTCAGGATTAACATCTGTTTCAATTAGTTTGTTAAAATAATACTTATCTTGTTCAGAAAAATTTCTATTAAATACATTAGTCCAATCATCTTTAGGAACTCTAAGACCAGCTTCTGTTACTAAAAAATTATAGTCAAATAATAAATTGTTGTTTATGGCCATCCACTTTTTACTGTCTAAACTTCTCCAGCCATAAGCTATTTCATTAATGTAAGTATAAAGAATCTGACACTGTTCTTTATTAATTTTATTACCACGCATTAATTGATTCCAAAGTTTAATTGCTCTCCACTTGTGTATATCAAAAGACTTTGATCCTTTTGCACTTTGAAAAAATAGACCTATGGTTTTCGCCTCTAATTTAAGTTCGTCTACAATTTCATTTGTTCGACCTAGTATCATCCAACTATCGGATGCACTAAAATTAATATCTTTAAGTCTTTGATATGTAATGATGTTACCTAAATTTGTTCTAGGCACGAAGTCTTTTCTCTTTCTGCCTTTTATATATGTTGCAATATATTGAGAAAAATCATGTATTGTTTTTGGTATTCTAAAAGATGTTTTTAAAATAAAATCTTTACCAGGAAATTCATTAAAATATTCTACTTCAGCCCCATTCCATTCATAGATCGCCTGATCATCATCTCCAGCAATATAAATTCTACTTGAGTTATTGGCTAATTTATATACTAGTTTCCATTGCAAAGGAGTTAGGTCCTGAGCCTCATCTACTATTAAAACTTTTAATTTTGGCGCGGCAGCATTCTCAATGTAATGTTCAATCATATCAGTAAAATCTACTCTATGATCTTGTTTATATTCATCGTAAGCTTCGATAATTAATTTAAATTTTTCGTAAACAACCCTTTTAATTTTTTCTTCTTTATACTGATCGTCTGGATGAATTAATCTATTCCTTGCTTTATCATATACTCGTAAAGACCAATCATTCCAAACAAGATGACCATTATAATTTTCGAATCTAACTTTAGGTAAACCTAGAGTTTGGGCAAACTCTACCATGTCTATATCTGGATCAATAACTGGAATTTGTTTATAATTCTGTCTACAAAAACTATGTATTGTTCTAAAGTTTCTTAAATCATCATCGGTGCAGCCCACAAACTTTTTAAATGTTCTATATCTTGCTTCATTAACTGCCTTGTTTGTAAAGGATAAGTAGGCCATGTCTCTAGGTTTAATACCTCTTGTTATTAATTTCTCCACTCTTTCTAAAAGAGTTGTTGTCTTTCCTGTACCCGGAGGACCGTATATTTTAATGGTGCGGTTCTTCAAACGGTGCTTTTTCTCTTTTGAATAAGACATTTGACCTTTCAATTATTGGTTCTTCTGGTTTTTTACAATACCAAATATTTTTAATTTTTAATTTATCATAATATTCTTTTTTGATTGAACCATTCTTTTTGAGGGTATTGATGATTTCAAATTTTTTAATGGCTTTATTATTTTTTCGTATAAATCTTTCAAAAGTTTTATACTTAAACACAACGTTACTATCGTGTAAGAACCACATATCCGCTTCTACTTGTGATGCGTTGTCTGCTTGTTGTGTCTCTTGTGTAAATTGTATCATTAAATCTGCAAATTCTTCTTGTGCTTCTTTATCTTCATCATAACCCTCAATGTCTTGCTGCATTGTTTTCAATTGATTTAAAAATACTCTGAACTCTTTATCTTTTAGTTTTTGCCAAACCATATCAGCTTGATCAAATAATGCCTCAGCAAAGAGTTGTTGTTGATTACACTGCTTACCATTTAATTCTATAGTTTTTTTATCTATTGTTAAAAAATAAATTGGTGGATTTGTTCTTAATCTTTGAAAGGAATCTACCTTTGGCATATATGCTGAGCTATCAATACCGTATAATAATGTTCTGCATAGACCAGCATTACAATGATCTTTCATAGGTTTATCGGTACATTTGTATCCATAATCTTTTTTCTCATAGCTTTTAATTACAGCTTGTACTTCGTGTGCAGGTAATTGCTCATAAAATTGATCGTTACGATCCCAAACTTCTTTTTGCCATCCATCTGGATTTTTCTTTTTTGCAAGAGTTGCAAAAGCAGTTAGTGCATTATTTCTAAATCCACCTTCGCATCCATTTCTTATTACAGCTTGTAAGCACGGAGGGTACTGTTCAAAATCTTTTTCTTCAATTAAACTATCGTCTACTTTTATTGCAAAAAATTGTTCTTTGGTTAATCTAAACTTATCAATAAAACTGTACCAATCAATTAATGGTATACCAATTCCGTTATCATATAATGCATAACGAGTTGTTCTTGCAGCCTTTTGATAAGGAATATTTAACCAGTTACCCAAATCATTCTTATGAACCATAATCTGTCTTTGCTTAGGAAATATTTCGCAGCTTGATAATCCGAGATCCGTGGACAACAAACTAAGTTTGTCGATCATATCAGAAGCTTGCACTGGTTCTTTTGTGTGTAAAAATAAATGTACCCCACCTGACTTTGATCTGTAAGGAACAAGTGGATACTTTTTCTTTCTGATGTTTTCTATTAAATTCTTTACGTTTAAATCGTACTTATCTACGTCTATACATCCCCAAATGCACGTATTATCTTGTCGAATAGGTATGACACCTAAATTAATTTCACCGTTTAAATGTCTTTGAAATAGTTCTTGAGTGAGAGGAGCACGCTTAGTTACAGCGCGCCCCTTCTCTTTACCTGTCTTTTGATCTTTATCGCCTTCAAGATAATATTCCCCGTAGGCAATATCTAAGCCTTGAAAGATTTCGATAAATTTCTCGACCATTAGAAAGGAGTTGATTCAGATTTTGTACTTGGTTGATTTTCAGTTGCTACTGGCATATCGTCTTCGTAACTTACAGATACACCTTTGCGACAAGCTTCATACAAATCGACAGCAGATTTAAATGCACTTTGATTTGATACCTGTCCTACATGATTAACAGCCCATCCCGTCCATTGACCTTTACCGTTTGATTCTTGAACAGTTGTAAGTTTATAGACTTGACTAAATGATGGTTGAGATACCAAATCACCTTTTGTGTTTTTAACTTTTGGTAAAGCTCTCATCATTGAGTTCCACTTACGAGATTTTTTAGCTTGAGTTCTACTCATAGTTATTAATCCTGTAGTGTTTGGACTTTGATCTTCGTTTAATAATAAAACGAAGTGAGAAGCTGTTCCTTCAAGATAATTACCATTTGGTAGCCTATCTCTATTTTGAGCATCTCTTTTTGTTTGAGATACAATATCTGAATCAGCAGAGTAGATTTTAACAGGAGCATTTATACCTCCGGTTCCTCTCTCTTTCCATTCAATATATTCAAACTTATAATAACAAGGAACGACTAATATACCTGCTGTACCATCATACAGTTTTTTTGTAACAGAATTACAAATCATTCCTGTTTGCGCACCTTCGATATGTTTTTCGTGCCCTGGTCTTCTTTCATAAGATGCATCGCTAATTAATTTGATAAACGGCATAGCCATTTGATTAGCTGTGACGTTCTCAAGTCCTGCATCACCGTACTGATCAATTATAGAAGCTACACTAAATGTAGGTTTTTCTATAACTGCAGTTTTTTCTTTTTTTACTTGTGTTTGCATTTTAGTCCTTAGTGGTTAGTTTAGTTTTGCTAGAAATATGCACTCCGAATAAATCATCAGGAACGTCCATACCTTTTTCAGTTTGTTCTTTTACAAACGTAGATAAGGTCATATGATGAACATGTTCCTTTTGTATTGGAGTTGTGCCCTTAGATTTAAGAAGTTCTAGCACTTCTCTTGCCTTATCGTCTTGACCCATACTAAACTCAACAGAAATATCGTGTTTAATGATATCTCCGTAGCCATTTTTCCTTAGCCAATCAAATGCCTTAAGTTGATTCGCTTTGGTAATATAAGCTTTATATGTTGGAACTGCTTCAACCATAGTCCCATCAGATAGTTTAATCATTGATATATCCATCTCAGCCATTAAATTAGGAATTAGCTCAGATGATATAAGGGTCTGTTTTTCGATAAGCCTCTTTACTTCAGCTTCTTTTTCTTCAATATCATTTTGTGTTTTTCTTAAATCTTGGCACAATTTTGATATTGTCTGCATTTTATCTTGATCCACACTTTGCAGTGCATCAAGAGTATTTGTTGCTACCATTTTTTCTCCTTGACGTCTTATTAAACTAATATAAATACATGTCAAACAAAATTTTGTGGTAGCGAAATATATTTTTAAAACTGAACCCTTTGCACACCAACGTAAAGCTTTAGAGCTTTCTTGGGATAAGGAGAGCTATGCTTTCTTTATGGAAATGGGTACAGGTAAAACTAAAGTTCTGTTGGATAATGTTGGCGTTTTGTATACATTAAATAATATTAACGCTGCGCTAATTATAGCAACTAAATCTGTATACACGGTATGGTTTAATGATGAAATACCTAAACATTTAAATGTTCCTTATGAAACATATTTATGGAAACCAACAAAAGAAAAAACTTGCAAAGAATTTCTTCTAAAACAAAGTGATAAACTTAAATTATTTGTTATGAACATTGAAGCCTTATCTACAATTAAAGGCTATCAATATGCAGTACAATTTTTAATGAAGCACAATGCTTTAATAGCAGTAGACGAATCATCTACTGTTAAAAACTTTAGAGCTAAACGAACTAAAAATCTTTTAAAATTAAGAAAAATTTCTAAGTATCGAAGAATTCTAACAGGTTCACCGGTAACCAAAAGTCCTGTAGACTTATATACTCAATGCGATTTTTTAGATCCTAAACACTTAGGATTCAATTCATTTGTAGCTTTTAAAAATAGATATTGTGTATTTGATATTGTTCACATTACAGGAGACAGACAAATTGCTGTGCCAGTAGGATTTAAAAATCTTGAAGAACTAGAACAAAAATTAAAAACATTTTCTTATAGAGTTAAAAAAGAAGATTGTTTAGATTTACCTGCTAAAGTCTATACTAAACGTGTTGTACAATTATCCGATGAACAAAGAAAAGTTTATAATGAAATAAGAGATGAAGCCATAGCAAACTTAGACGGAGATAGAATGACTGTTAATAATGTATTAACTGAAATTATTAGACTTCATCAAATTACAGCGGGTTTCTTTTCTGGAGAATCTGGTCAAATACAAAAGTTAAGTAATAATAAATTAGATGCATTGTTAGAAATTATAGAGGACACTGATGAAAAAATTATCATCTGGGCAAACTGGGTTTACAATATTGAAGAGATAACTAACAAACTTGTCGACATTTATGGTCCGTCGTCCGTTGTTAATTTTTATGGTGCAGTTAACTCTGAAAAAAGAAGCAAGGCCATTGATTTATT